GAGTCGCAGCAGGAGTAATGGGAAGGAGGGCTTCGGCCCTCCTTTTCAGACTCATAAAGAAAGGTGGTGAGACGGGTGAAAATCTTGGCCGTTGACCAAGCCAGACACGGCGCATGGGCGGTTTATGACTATGAGGTAAAGAAACTGCTGGACTATGGGACGTGGGGCTTTGATAGTAAAAACTATACATTCGAGCAGGCAATTTTGCACATTGAGGCTTTGCTTAGTGAGGTGATCCGAACGCACGACATTGATGCGGTGTTTTTGGAGGACATTCAGCTTAGAAAGAATGTTCAATCTTTCAAAAAACTGGCTCAACTACAGGGCGTACTCGTGAATATGTGTGAAAAAACGAATATTTTGTACAATTTGGTAGCACCCACACAATGGCAAAATTACTGCAAAGCAAGAGGTAGGACGACAAAGGAGATCAAGTCAAAGATCACATCTGTCGAACCTACGGGCAAAAAGACATCAAAAATCCTATCGTTGCAAGCTGCAAGGGATATTTATGGGATCGTTACTGAAAACGACAACTTGGCGGACGCCGTGATGATTGGGCATTACGTCGTAAACAATATCAAAATCGGAAGCGAGGACGACTTCAATGAAAAAGAATGAGATGACTAAGAAGCTCATGGAGGAGTTTAACGAGGATTTTATCGACGTGGGGGGGGTATTAGACACCACATTGCCTGATCCCACTATGGTGGAATATTATCGCCGGTTGAAAAAGCGCGAGATTCTTTGGAATGACGATATCAGCGACGCTACTATTGATATCGCTTTGTATATCAAGAAGTGGAACTCCGAGGATAAGGGAATTGCGCCGGAAGAGCGTAAGCCCATCAAAATCTTCATCAATTCGGATGGCGGCAGCGTGGACACGGTGCTCCACATCATCGACATGATCCACCTGTCCAAGACACCGATTTACACGATCGGTATGGGCCGAGTGTACAGCGCTGGCGGACTTCTGCTGATGGCCGGCCATAAGCGCTATGTCTTTCCTCATACCAGTTGTCTCATTCATGATGGATCTTCCGGTGCGATCGGAAGCATCGGCAAAATGTTGGACAACTTGGAGTTTACCAAGGAATTGGAAAAACGCATGAAGGAGTACATCTTGTCCAGCACCCGAATCACGGAGGAAGTCTACGACCAGAACTATCGCCGTGATTGGTTCTTGTTCAGTGAAGAAATGATCGTGTTGGGTATTGCCGACGAGATCGTAACTGACATTGATACCATTCTTTGATAGGAGTGAAGAAGATATGGCAAAGAAAAATACCAGCATGGAAATCTATGATGTCCCCGCTACCCTGCAGGAGCATCCTTTTTATGGACTGAGACTGGATGAATACCAGAAAGTTTTTCGGGATGCTATTTGGGACACGGAGAAGCTGATTGTGTTTTGCAATGCTAAAGCTGGTACCGGCAAGACACTGATTGCTACGGCCACAGCCAATTTGCTTTATCAATACGGACGGTGTAATGGCATCGTCTATATTGCCTCTCCTACTCAGGAGCAGAAGCAGGGATATTTGAAGGGCACGATCGAGGAAAAATCCGAGCCGTATTTTGAGCCATTTTATGAAGCATTGGAAAAAATTGGTGTAAATCGCAATACTGCATTTTACGATGGTGCAGTCAACGAGAAGTATCAAACCGCATATATCCAGTGCGCTACGCACACGTTTCTGCGTGGTACCAACTTTGAGAACAAAGTGGTAATCATCGACGAGGCGCAGAACTATTACTTTGACGAGTTGAAGAAGGTTCTGACTCGTTTACATGACAGTTGCAAAATCATCGTAATCGGTCATGAGGGACAGAATGATTTGTTCGATCACCCGGAGCGCTCCGGTTTTGTTCCCTATCTGAACTGGTTTGCAGGTGATGATCGGACGGCGGTGTGCCGACTGGTAGAAAATCATCGCGGCTGGATCAGCCAACACGCCGACGAACTGACGTTCCGTGCGGCAATGAATCTTGTGGAGGATCAATAAAATGAAGAAAATCGCTGTAAATACGGTGAAAGCCTTTCTGAAAGAGAACAAGAAGGAAGATGCTTACACTCAGGCGTTTACTGTGGGGGACAGCTCTTTTGAGGTGTCATTCCATACAGCTCTGACTATCGCAGAGAAGAGCACCTTTCTGAATCGTGTGGTTTCTGGATGTTTCGATGCGACGGGTAAGTTCCGCCCTGAGTATGTCTCGCCTATGCTGCGAGCTACTATTCTCCAGATGTGTACCAATATCCCGGCCATGACGCTCAAAAACGAGACAGATGAAGTGGGTGTTCCCGCTCTGGATGTGGATGCCATGAATGAGCTGTATCTGGCTATGGACTTGGATCACGTCCAGAACGCCGGATATCAGGATATGCTGAATGAGATGGTTCCCCTGTGCGGGCAGGCTATCGACTGGAAAAAGAGCAGTATTCTTGCCGATCATGGTACGGATACAGCTCTCCGCGATCTGCTGGAGGGATTGGCCGATAAGGTGAAGGATATCGACACGGAGTCGCTCATGCAGTATGCCGGTATCCTTTCCGAAGGTACCAAAGGATTGGGTGAAGGTGGAATCCTGCAAGGTCTGCTGAACTCAAGAAAGGCGTAAGCAACAAAGAAAATTATTGAGTGGGAGGTGGCGGCATGAACATTCGGGAAGCACTTGAAAAGGCAAACAAGCAGCTTATGGCAAAAATCGACGACGCAATGACAAAAGAAGTCTTTGAGGAAGTCCAGGATGAAGAAGCTGCCACCATCTACTCTGAGGTGTACAAGGTCTATACCCCTCGGATGTACCGTCGCCGTGGAGAATACGGCGGATTGGGAGATCCCTACAACATTGAAATCCGAGGCGGAGCAGCAAAGGGCGGCGTGATGGTCGTGGTCAATATGACTGAACCGAATCCGGGTGGCTGTATGAACGACGATCAGGTAACGACTGGTAAAAATCTACCTGAGCTGGTGGAATTTGGAGACGGTTATAAATTCTATCACTATGATTTTCCCAGCCGTAGGCGCTATATGGAGCCTCGTCCTTTTACTGCAAAAACCATTGAGCACCTGAAAGAAAGCCGCGCTCATGTAAATGCTTTGAAAGCTGGACTGAGACGACAGGGGATCAATGTGAAATGAAATTTAACAGAAAAAGGTGGTGAGAGATGTGGACGAAGATCTGAAAATTGTATTGACCAGTGAGCTGGAGGCTGATGAAGAGGCTTCCGCACAACGTATTTCTGCGCAACTTCCCAACATTGCAAAGCTGATCAATTCCAAAAGCAGCATCAAGGTTGGTGTAACTCTGGACGAAGCTGGTATTCAGTCTCAAACTCAGCGGATTACTCAGCAAATCGCCAGAGCAACAAAATCCCAAAGCGTTGGTGTTTCTTTGAGCTTGGATCAAAGCTCTGTCAACAAGATTAAGACTGAGCTTAATAATTTGAAGGTCAGCCCCGACATCTCTCGTGCCATGACTGATCAACTGGATCAAATGGGTATCCAGATTGACCGAATCACTGGCCGCTGGGAAGCGGTGAACGGCGAAGAGGAACGTATGCTGAATCTGACCATTCAGGGTACGGATCAGATGCAGAGAACCGTCACGTATCTGCAAACCTATAATGCGGAGACGGGCGAAATCAATACCCATTTGACCAATGTGACTGCAAATCTGGAGCGTCAGCGCAGAGAGCAGGAGCAGGTAGCGGCTCAGGCCAAGAAGGACAATGAATCAAGGGTTTCATACTTGAATCGCCAAAAGGCTCTTTTGGCTGATATTCAAGCCGCTTATGTCGGTCAAACTTCTGTAAAGCCGATTACGGATAGCGCTCATTTGACAGCGCTGAATGATACTTACGCCGCAGTCAATGCCCAGATTGAGACCATGATTGCCGCCGAAGGGCGGCTGGATAATGTTCAACGCTCTAATCTGGAAGCTCAGATTTCCGGCTTGCAGCGTTTGGTCAAAGAGTACCAGAATGCCGAGTATGTAGCAACCAAGCTGAGAACAAAGGACATCGGTTCTATCAAGGCCGATCAGCTTTCCGGGCTGGAAGCCTTGGAGAAACGACTGGAATCTGCCGGAACACTGACCGACACGTTCAAGAGTAAGATCGACGGATTGAAGAAAACTTTGCAAGGCGTCGGCACCAAAGATCAGTTGGTAGCTTTCCTCAACAGTTTTGACCAGCTGAACAATGATGTGGCTGTCTTCCAGGAGCGGCTGCGTGGTGCGAACAAGATCTATACTCAGTTGATTTCTCTGGACAAGCAGATTACCTCTGTTCAGTCTTCTATGACAAAGCTGAATACCAGCGACGACAAAAACAAGTTGCTGGCTTTGCAAGGTCAACTGTCTGTGCTGAATAATCAGCTGGCGGCTCTGGAGGCACAGCTGGTTCCCTATGCTGATATTATTCAATATGCGAAGCAGGCGACGGCTCTTGAACAGAGCCGTCTTTTGAATGGTACCCAACTGGTTTATACCCAGATGGAGCTGGCTGACAAAGCGCGAGATTACGATGTCGCAATGCAGAGTATCCCGTCTACCATTGCTGATTTGCAAACGAAGTTTAGCCAGGTGGTGGCCCCCACAGAAAATCTCGTGCAGAATATGAGACTGCTCCGGGAGACAGCGGCACAGTATGGCGCTGATATGGGGGATAGGGAGAAGGTTACGACATATGAGCGGCTGCAATCTCTGATTGGTGCTTGCAGTAAGGAAATGTCTGAACTTCTCCGCGTCCAGCGTGGTGATGTCAACGACTTCAAGTTTACTCAAAACTTGGAGAAAGCAAAGGCGGATTTGGAAACAGTTGGAAGAACGTGGAGTGCATTGAAGCAAGATCCCGGTCTTAATGCGCAATTCCAACAGCTGAGTGAAAATCTCAAGCGCGTTGACAATCAGATGGATTTGAGAAAATGGACGGCGCAATTTAGCACGTTCAAATCTGAGGTCAAAGCTGCTGGAAAGAATATGCAGTCTTTGGGCGACATTTTGAAGAACAACGTAGGTAAGGTACTCCAGTGGGTATCTGCTACTACGCTTCTCTTCCGTGCGTTCCGGCTGCTGAGATCTGCACTTACTACGATCGTTGATCTGGATACGGCCATGATTGACCTGCAAAAAGTCACGACCGCGACCAGAGAGGAGTATGACCGTTTCTATCATAGTGCCAATGGCACAGCCAAAGCGCTGGGTGTAACCACTGAGGAAGTTATTTCTCAGACGGCGGAATGGGCACGACTGGGCTATGCTATGCAAGATGCCGCAAAGCTGGCAGAAAACTCTGCTATCTTTGAAGCTATTTCTCCCGACATGGATATTACCCAGGCGACAGACGGCTTGGTAAGTATCATCAAGGCTTACGACCTCGATGTTGAAGACTCTTTGGATGGTATTATCTCCAAGGTCAACGAAGTGGGTAATAAGTTCGCCGTGTCCAACGGTGATATTGTGGAGGCTATGACCCGTAGCTCTGCTGCTATGGCTGCTGCAAACAATACATTTGAGGAAACGGTAGCTCTGGCGACCGCCGCTATCGAAATCACAAGAGACGCGGCGACGGTTGGTAACGGTCTGAAAACCTTGTCAATGCGTATCCGTGGCTATGATGAGGAGACGGAGGAATACTCCGCAGACGTGTCCGAATTGACCGGTACGATTGCCGATCTCACTAAGGTCGCAAGCAATAATAACCGGGGTATCAGTTTGTTTGAGGCGGACGATCCCGAGACTTATCGTTCTACCTATGACATTCTGTCCGATATTGCGGATATCTGGGATGAGCTGACCGATAAGAATAGAGCTAACCTTTTGGAGGCTCTGTTTGGTAAACGGCAGGCTCAGATTGGTGCCGCGATTTTGTCCAACTTTGATCAGGCGCGTAGTGCCATCGTAAAGATGGAAGAGAGCGCCGGCAGCGCAGGACGCGAGATGGACAAGATTACGCAATCGTTGGATTATAAGCTGAATGCACTGAAAGAAACATGGGTTGGTGTGGCTCAGAACCTGTTCCAGACTGACGATATGAAGCTCGTTGTTGATGCTTTGAACCTTGTTTCCAACGGGATTGACCAGCTGACGGAGAAGCTGGGATTGTTTGGTACAATCGGTCTTGTTGGTGCGATTGCGTTGATTTATAAATTCCGTGCCGAAATGAATATGCTCCAGAGCACTGTCCTTCCGGTGACAGAGGCTATCAGAGCGTCTGGCGTGGTTATGGACGGTAGCGCCACAAGTGTACAGTATTATGCTACTAAGCTGATGGGACTTGATAAGTCTCAGCGTGCGGCAGCAATGAGCGCACTTGGACTGACTGCGGAGCAGAAGAAGCAGGTCATGACAATGACCAGTCTGATTGCTTCTGCACAGAGATATACGATCCAAGAGTTGGCGGAAAAGGCTGCTACGGATAAAACGACTGCTGCTGCGCTTGCCAAGAATATGGCGAAAGCTACCGAGAAGCGGACGACCGAGCAGATTACCGCCGCAATGATGACCGAGATCCTAAACTCCAAGAAACTGACGGCTGCTCAGAAGGAAGCAATCGTTGCTGCTCTGCAACAGACCGCAGCGAATGAGAAGCAGGCATTTTCTTGGAAGGTTGTTGGTGCCAACGCCAAGGCCGCATTTGCGGCGATGGCGACTAACCCCATGACATGGATTACCCTGGCAGTTACTGCTGTCATGGCTTTGGCTCAGGTATGGCAAAGCGTAAAGCAACGGGCAGAAGAAGCTCGTCAGTCTATGACTGAGGCTGCGGAGGTCGCTAACGATCAGCGTAATTCGCTTGCCGATCTGATTGCAGAGTATAAAGAGCTGGCAACTGTCGGCGACTTCGACTCTTCTGCCAGAGAGACGGCGAAGCGTATCCAGAAAGATATTACGGATCTGGTTGGGGCGCAGGCTGATAATCTTGATCTGGTTAATGGCAAGCTGGATGACGAGATCAAGAAGCTCGACAACATTAAACTGCAAGCAGCGTATGACGCCAGAGATACTTTGGATACCAAGTACCGTGACGCAATGTCACGATATGACCAAGGTATCAACGCTGAAGGTTCTGGAACGAATTTCCTTGGCGTTGTTACTGACGCAGGTGGCATTGACCAGATTTTGCGAAAGATCGGTTATGTTAATGATGCGTGGGAAAATGTCAACGGGCAAATCAGTATTAGCTATGCACTGGCAGGAAAAAACGCAGAAGAAGTCCTGGCAATGTACAAAGAACTCCAGCACGTACTTTTGAGTGACGATAGCTGGCAAAGCATGGCTGATAGCTGGCTTGGGGACTCATCCCAAGATGTCCTCAACAACGTTCAGCAGCAGATTGAGTTTTATCAGGGACTCGTAGACGATTATAACTCCGCTCAAGAGAACTTCCTCAAAAATGAGGCGGTCATTGACCTTGGAGAGACGCTGAAAACTACTGATATCAATACTCAGGATGCTTTCGACGGATATATCCAGGGGATCAAGGATAGCACGGAGTATTCTGAGGCATATAAGAAGATCCTTTTGGAGCTTGCCAACGATACCTTCCCGGAGTTCAGCGGAGCAATGCAACAGGCCACAAACAACGGTGGCACTTCTGTATATATCGCACAGCTGGAAAAACTGACCGATGTTATTTCGGGGTTGCAGTCTTCGTATGATGCTTTGGCGTCTGCCGAAAGTGATATGGCCGGTGGCGGCGGATTGTCTGCTGAAACTATTGAGTCCCTTGCCGGTGCTGAGGAAAAATATCTGGACTACCTCTACGAGGAGAACGGCGTCGTAAAGCTCAACACAGCGGCATGGAAAGAAAACGCTAATGCTAAAATGCAGGGCGAGATGGACGAGATCCAAAAGGAGATCGACTCGCTTCAAGAGCGTAACGCCACCCTGCAAGAGAGCATTAAGTATTACGAGGAGCAGCGTAACCTTGGCAATGATGGTGGCCTGTGGTCGGGCATGATCGGCAACGCCACAGAGGAAATCAAGAAAAACAACGAGGCGATTGCTGAAAACCAGGGCAAGTTGGCGATCTACAGCAGTTTGTACGGTTCAATCACCGGTGATCTGGACGCATATACTTCTGCCTTGCAAAACTTCTCGAATGTTGCAACTACCATTGATACTATCTCTGATTCTTTCCGGACGCTTGCAGATTTGCAGGCTGGGGTAGCCAACGGGTTTACCATGTCATTGGATAAGGCTTTGGAGTTCGCCAAGGTCTATCCTGAGATCATGAACAATGCCCAAGTAGCGGCTGATGGTCAGATTATCCTTAACGAGGGCGTAGTAAACTCTTTCATTCAAGGCAAAAAGGCTGAATTGGATGCTCAGATTGATGGGCAAATTGCCCAGCTGGAAGCTGAAAAGGCAGTCTTGCAGGCCAAGATGGAAGCAGCTCAGACGCAGCTTGACCTTGCCAAAGCGGTTGCTGAGGGTGAGGGAGATATCTCAAAAGAGCTGGCGGAGTATCGAATCAATGCCGGTAATGCTGTTGCTCAGGCTCTGATTGATGCTGGCGTTGATGAGGCGACTGCGTTTAAGCTGGCGGCGGCTGCTATGGCTCAAAATGCGGAAGAGTTCAACCGGGTAGCGGCTGAGGTCTGCACGGATGTAAATGGCAACTTTAATCAAGCTGCCTATGATCTGGCGCAGACGATGTACAACAACCTGACCAGCGTAAAGACGGATCTTGCTTCTGTCGCAAAGCAGGCACACCAGACAGCTAAGGCTATTGCTGGTGTTGCAAGCGGTACAGTAGCTGGATCGGCTGACGTACAAGGTGGGTCTGGTGGTGGTACTGGCGGTAGTGGCATTAAGCTCAACCTGACAAGCGGTAGCTTTAAGGGGACAGAATATTCCTACACCGCTAAGGAAAGCAATCTGGAGGACTTTATTTCCCAGATTGAACTGGATGTTTCCAAGTACCAAGACGCGATCAGCCAGATTGATGGACAAATCGCGGCTTTGCAGGCGTTGAAAAATGCGCCTTTGAAGAGCTTCAAGAGCGATACGAAGTCGGGTAGCAGCTCTAAGAAAGATGTCGAAGAGTATGTCGCTACCATTGACGACTATCGAGAGGCGGTTGAACGGCTGCGCAAGACACAAGAGGCCAGAGCGGAGCTTGAAACCAAAATTGATAACTCTGACGATTTGAGAGAGAAAATCCTTTTGGAGCGTCAGCTGATCGGTGCCTATCAGCGTGAGCAAGAGGCGCTGCAAAATCTGAATGACCAAAGGGAAAGCACGATCTCTTCCGGCGTTAAGGCGCTGCGAGATCTGGGGTTCGAGGTACAGTATAACGCCGATACCAATGAACTTTGGATCGCAAACATGGAGCACCTGAATGAGCTGGTGGCCGATAGTAAGGGTGGATACGACACTCTGCAGGAGGCCACAAATGGTTTGAGGAAGGAAACTGAGGATCTTATCAATTCTCTGACGGACTTGAACGAGGAAAATCGTGACGGTTCGGAAAGTTGGAAAGAACTTGGACAGGATATCAAGGAAACCCGCAAGCAGATTACGGAGCTTCTGGATGGTATCGTTGAAGAGGCTTCCGACGCGGTTGATACTATCCAAAATGTTTATGACACACTCCATGACGCGGCGGACGAGTATGCCCAGAGCGGGTTCATTACCGTAGATACTTTGCAGAGTATTATCGGGCTTGGGCAGAAGTACGTAGCGTACCTGATTGATGAGAATGGGCAGCTTGTCATCAACGAAGAGCGCATCCAAGCGGTTATTGCCGCACGGACGCAGCAGATGGCGATTGAGAGTTCTTTGGCCTATGTAGAAGCGCTTCGTATGGCAAAGTCTGAGGGCGATATCGCAACTCTGAATAATTTGCTGTATGCAACCGAACAGGCTACTAACGCAACTTGGGGGTTGGTCTATGCAAATCTGGCTTTGGCTGGACTGGACGAAGATCAGTACCAAGCGGCGTTGCGGAATATCAATGCAATTCGGGCTATGGCGGACAGCGCCGTACAGAGCATTGGTAAAACCGTGGGTGGCGTGACGGACGAGTTAGAGGAGATGCAGAACGGATTGAACGACATCCTCGATTATGTAATGGATATGCTGAAACAGCGTATCCAAGATCAGATCGACGGATTGGAGGACATGAAGGATGCGTACTCTGAAATTATCGACCTGAAGAAGCAGTCATTGGAGGCCAGCAAAGACGAGGCAGATCACCAGAAGACCATGGCATCTAAAATGCGTGAGATTGCGAAGCTGCAAGCTCGTATTGATATGCTTTCTCTGGATGACAGCCGCGAAGCTCAGGCTGAAAAAGCTGCGTTGCTCAAAGAACTGAGTGAGCTTCAGTCTGATTTGGCCGACGAACAGGCGGACAGAACACTGGAGGCTCAGGAGGACGCTCTGGATAAGATGGAAGAGTCCTATCATGACGAGAAGGATAAGGAAATTGGGATTCTGGAAGACAGTATCTCTTCTCATCAGAAGCTCTATGATATGGCAATCTCTTATATCGAGTCTCACTGGGATACGCTGTATAGCGAGCTGATCAGTTGGAACACGCAGTATGGTGATGTGCTGAACAGTGATATTGCGAATGCTTGGGATAACTGCTTGGCTGCTGCACAACGGTATGGAAGTTACGTGTCTGCTCTGGGAAGTATCGGAGGAGACATCAAGGCCACGCAGTCCAGCGGAACAAATTTCCAAGTTGGGAATGCTACCTACGACAATAGCTCCAGCGGCGAAGATATGATCCATGCGATCATCAAAGAAATGTATGCAAACAGCAAGCAGCACGCTTATGAAGATGCTGCCGGCAAGCTCTATCTGAACCGGCGCAATCTTGAGCTTGGCGCACAGCTGGCACAGTATGGCATTACTGCGGTGCGCGGCAGTGATGGTGTTTGGTACGTAGATCGCGTGGGTGGGCAACTGCTGTACGATAAGTACAGAAAGTACACCTATCATGAGGGTGGCATTGTCGGCGGAGGAGATATCAAGTCCAACGAACAACTCTCTCTGCTGAAAACCAAGGAGTGGGTATTGAGCGAACAGATGGTGGACAATCTGACCACACAGATGGATCGTATCAATATGCTCTCTGACGCAATGAGTGATCTGCCGGATTATGCTGGCAAGTCTACTTTGTCTGATGTGATGAAGCAGGTAGGCGGCAGTAAGACGGTAAATAATATCACCAACAACAGCAGACCCATTGAAGTGCAGATTGGCGATACGATCATTCATGGTGCCGACCAGTCTACGGTTGATAAGCATATCAAGGTTACACGCGATATGGTCAATCAGATTGGACGGCTCATTGGAATCGGGAGATAAGATTGGGACGCCCGAAATTGGGCGTCCCTTTCATATAGCAAGGAAGGGAAGACAATGTTCAAAAGCTATGAATTTACCTATGCTGGTATGCCCGCTTCCATGTTTGGTATGTACATTGCGGATATGTCCAGCAATAAACATAGTGCCAATAGTTTTGGCAATAAAGCAAATCTGGTGGAGACGCGGCTGGCAAATCGTGTTGCGCCGATCCACTATGGTGTGCGATATAACGATAGTCCGTTGAGCTTTACGTTGATTTTCGGAGCAGATCATAAGTTGGATCGCTATGAAATGCAGGCGGTTTCAAAATGGCTGACAGGGTATCAGGAGTACCAATGGCTCAGTATTGATCAGCCGGATATGGAGCATATTCAATTCCGGTGTCTCGTTCAGGAACTGACGCCTATTCATCTCAGCTGGGTGCCTATGGCGTTTGAAGCTAAAATCATCTGCGACTGCCCATATGGATATAGTTATCCATTTGCGAAGACCTATCAAATCAGCGGGGGAACAGCGGTGCGGTTTTACAACGACAGTACCTGCATGGAAAAGTTGCGCCCAGAAATGTTGGTCACTCTTGCTGCCGGCTGTACCAGTTTTGCAGTAAAGAACAAGACGACCGGAGCAGAAATGCGGTTTGATAATTTGCCGGGAAGCAGTTTGTCTATCCGTGTTGACAATGAGAACCAGGTAGTTACCGAGGAAGTTTCTGGCTACGATCTTTATGAACGCTTCAATTTTGTGTTTTTGGAGTTGGAACCCGGAGACAATGAATTGGTATTCACTGGAACTGGGAGCGTAACGATCAGCGGTCGATACCTTTATAACGTCGGAGCATAAGAAAGGAGGCCAGAGGTGTACCTGGACTATTCTAAATTGGAAGCCAGCCAGATTAAGCAGCCCGCTTTGCGGTTGCAGACTCTGGCCGGTAAAGAGCTTGGGGTTATCCCTTGGGTCAGTAACCTTAATTTTGAATTGAACTATGCGGATGTAAGCCGCGTTGAGTTCGATGTCCCTCGGCATTCCGATGGGAAAATCAATCCGGTTTATCGTTTGCTGACCAGCTACAAAATGCTGTTTACCGAACAGCTTGGTATCTACATTCTTCAGAGGCCGGCTACATCAGGTGACGGTGTATCTGAGGTAAAGCATATTACCGGATACTCTATTGAGCAGCTTTTTGAGAAAAAGAAACTCTATTTGGAAGAAGGAACGTATAACTTCTGGAATCCTGTTCAGCCGGAGGATACTATTCTGGGCCGTATTCTGGAATTGGATACGACATGGAGTATTGGGTATGTTGACCCCAAGCTGATTGGATGTTATCGCACCTTTGACGAGTACGATAGCGACGCCTTGAGTTTTTGCTATGGCAGTGCTATGGAGAAGTATAACTGCACGATTGTGTTTGACGTGTACGCCAGGACAATTAGTGCTTACGACGCAGGCAAAAGCCGTGGAACCGTACCTATCTATCTGAGTTATCAGAATTTGGTGGACGCGGTTGATCTGGAAGAGCTTACCGATGATATGGTGACAAAGCTCCATCTGTACGGATCGGACGACCTGAGTATTCGGGATGTAAACCCGATCGGCACAGACTACATGGTAAACCTGTCATACTTCATTTCCAACGGCGATTTTGATGTGATCGCCGAGGGCAGCACAGTTACTTTGGCCGAGCGTGTCAAGAGCTGGAATGCTGCAATTAAAAGCAACCAAACTCACTACACCAATCTGGTAGCAGCACGGGCATCCAGAACCGCCCAAAGGCTGGCGGAGGAAGTGACACTCGCTTCGCTGAAAGGCGATTTGGAAGTCCTGACTACGCAACAGAGCGTAATTATCCAGACAATGGCTCTGGAATCCACTGCCGCTGGAAAGACAAGTCAACAGCAACAGCTGACAGAGATCAATGAGAAAATCTCTGCAAAGAACTCTGAGATTGAGGCGCAAGAAACAGTGATTGCGAATTTGCAGGCAGAGATTGATCGGTATACCACTGATATTCAGGGTGTTGTAGAGCAGCTGTCTATTTCCAAGTATTTCACAAAAGCCGAACAAAAAATCCTCAACCACTATTTGATTGAGGGCGAAGCGGCAGAAGAAACTTTCGTTGCGACCGATGTAGATACATCGGCTTCTGGTGCCATCTCCACATTGCAGGGGGAGGTTACATTGACCGGGGCTGATATTGCACAGGCAAGTCTTAACGGTAAAAGTATGTATGCTATTGCGGGCGGCGTTTTGAAAATTGCCAGCGCAAAGCTGACGGCAGACATTGTGCGTGGTACTTTGGAGGTTAACCCAAGTACAAACGAATATGTACTGACGGTGTACATGGGATCTACGACGTTTGATGAGCATAGCTTCCCGAGCGGACTTGTTACTGCATCCGGCATACTTTCTCAGTTCAGCAGTGATATTTCTCCTGTTTCTCAGGATGGGGTAACGGAGAACAAAGGCACCCGGATTTCTTTTGAGGCGGGCACATCCAAGCTGTTTTTCACAGTAAATGTGAACGAGTATCAAAAATATTCTGTGGCGCAAGAGCTGTACGCATTTGGCGAAGAGCTTTTGGATGAATGGGCATGGCCTGTTTACGAGTTTTCCATTGATACGGCTAATTTCTTGTTCCAGAAAGAATTTGAGCCGTTTAAGAATAAACTGGAGTTCGGCAAGAGCATTTATCTGAACGTCGGTGATGGTGGTGTGATCGAGCCGAAGTTGATCGGGGTAGCTCTGGACTTTGAGAACCCCGAGAAGTTGACATTGACCTTTTCTAATCGTTTCCAAAAACGTGACGTAGTTGCGAATTGGCTGAGTGAGGTCAATAAGGTCAGTGCGTCCAGCCGCAGTTTTGATACCAGCAAATACCTCTACAACAGAACTGCGAATAAGACTACTCAGGTTTCGCAGTTTATGGAGAACGCCTTGAATGCGGCAGTAAACACCATTATTGGCGCAAGTAATCAGAGCGTTGTGATCAATGGTGCGGGCATCCAAGTGGGCGGTGACAGTAAGTATCAACTGCGTATCGTGGACAACATGATTGCCATGACTGACGATGGTTGGAAGACTGCTAAACTGGGTATCGGTCGGTTTTACTCCGATGCGAAAACAGGTCTCAAAGATGATAAGGGTAACGATATCCTGATTGGAGAGACATGGGGTATCAATACAGAACTGCTTGCGGGTAGTCTCATTATTGGTAACAACCTCGTCTTGGAGAACGCCAACGATAACGGCGTAATGCAATTCAAGGTGGACGCCACCGGAGCGTGGTTGTATAACGCCTCGTACATTATGCAGCATGACGACGGCGGCCTGATGATCTTCGATCCGAAGTATGGTATCGTGGCCGGCAATAAGCTCCTGTTCAATACTAACGGTACAACCGTGACCCCGGAGTTTATTGACGATTGGGGCGATATCAAGTTCGATGCGGACGGTATGCCTGAGAACGCAAACTTCTATCTGGATCTTCGAGACGGCAGCGCTTATTTCAGAGGAAGAATCAAGGCCGACTCCGGTTCGATTGGCGGGTGGGAACTGGCCGAGAATGAGCTTCATTGTGGATCAAACTCTACTTTTGTTGCCCTCAACTCTTCCAAGGATACCAATTCGCTGTATGCGATTTGGGCGGGTGCTACAAAACCTGAGAATGCAAAATTCTGGGTAAAGCGAGACGGCACACTGCACGCAAGAGATGGCGAGTTTAGCGGTACGCTCTCTGCCTCAAGACTGAGCGGAAATCTGACCGCCGATCCACAATCTGGTGGATGGCTGAAAGGCTGCGGTATTGATGTAAACAACGGCGCGTTCTATGTCGATCCGTCCGGCAATGTCACTATGAAGGGCAGCATCAATATGGCGGACGGCAGCATTACTTGGGGCAGCGGCAACAGCCCGTGCTTGGTGTTGTATTGCAGTATTGCCGCCTCACCTCCTACCGGGTCATACAACTCGTATCCGTCCAGGGGAAGTACCAGTTGGCACAAGTCTATCAATGACGGAGATCTCTATGCTTCTTATACCTACGATGGCGGAGTGACCTGGACTTCGGCGATTAAGATTCGCGGTGAAGACGGCCAGAATGGTAAAGACGGCCAGGATGGTATGGACGGAAGCGATGCGACCGTCAATGAGCGAAACGTTTTTAATGTTTTGACAAATGGCGGTACAAAGTTTGGCGTTTTTAGTGATTCTTCGACGCGCAAGCTGTATATCAATGCAAGCTATATTCGTGCAGGTCAGATTGACGCCGATTTGATCACTCTTGGCAGTGAGTATGGTGGATTCTGTTGCGCGAGGGGCAGCGACGGCGTGAGTTTTACTTACGGCGCTAAAATGTACGGAAGTGATGATGAATACTACTTTATTGCAACCAACAAAGGTGTGCGTATGCAGGCACCGGATCATGGTTTTACCATTACAAACAATGGTTTGTTTGCTGATGAAGAGATCTCGGTCGGATCTGATAGGAGATTGAAGCAAGCGATCGAGTACAGAATGGACAAGTACGAGAATTTCTTTATGAAGCTGAAACCTACTCAGTATCAGCTAAAAGCTGGAAAGTCTAAGAGACTTCATACTGGATTTATCGCGCAGGACGTTGAGCGTGCATTGTTGGAAAGTGGTTTGACGACGAATGACTTTGCCGGCCTGACAATTACTCCTGTCCAAGAAGTCAATCCCAAAGACGGTATTGATGACGTTTTCTATCGTCTGCGGTATGGGGAGTTTATCTCTTTGAATACCTACATGATTCAAACGCTTTACCGTCGCATCTCCGAACTGGAAGAAAAAATCAAGTCTTTGTAAGGAGGACTATATGAAGGATCAAGTTATGCAGCAACTGGGATTCGTGCTGAATGCGCTGAACAATGTCTATGTAAAAGGCAAGGCGAATTTGGCAAATCTGAGTGGTAGTATCGCCATTCTCGAAGAGGTTGCCGACGTTTTGAACAATGCGGAAATTGTTGAAGCTACTTCAAAATCCACTGAAAAATAATATTTGAAAGGGCGGTGATAGGTATGAATTGTGATTACAGCCCTTACTCACTTCCTACCATCGACTTTGTAGGAGGATCAACGCAGGAACTTGTGTTCCACACGTTCTTTTCACAAAACAAAAAGCCGTTTGATCTATCCTCCTGTACGGCCAGTTTTGCGTTGATCAATTTTGTCAACAAAAACGGATCACCGCTTATTGCCAAACCGATGGAGGTTAGTAAGAGTGAGGACGGCGACGGAACTGTAACAAATGTTCTGCGTGTGGTGTTGCTGCCAGAGGAAACGGTAGATCTGGTCGGTAAGTTTATCTATCAGATTACTATTCAGGATATCTCAGGGGAAATTGAGATTCCGGATCAGGGTATTATTCGCATTGCGAACAATATCAACAAAAGTTTCCCTCATTAAGCAACAAAGAAAATCATTGAGAAAGGATGAGGACGATGAATACGACCTATTTTCTGAATTTGGTGTCAGGCAATGTGTTTGGCTCCAAGAAAACCCCGGCTGTGCCTGAGAAGTATTATCTGGGTCTGAGTAGCGCCGCGCCTGCTCTGGATGGCAGTGGCGTTGTTGAGCCTGGTGATGGCACCGGCTATGCTCGTGTAGAGCTGACTTCTTTGAGCGCCCCTGTTAATGGCGTCGTGACCAACAATGCTGCGATTGATTTTGCGGAGAGCACTTCCGAGTGGGGCACTATGACCCACTTTGTTGTTTACGATGCTCTGACTGGTGGCAACCTGCTGATGTACGGCGAGCTGTCTGCAAGTCGTCGTGTTGAGGCTGCAACCATCATGACCATCAAGCTGGGTTCTCTGAACCTGTCTGTGGTGAACCCGACGGCATAAGGAGCGGTAGGAAATGAAGGAGTACGATATTTTCCTGAAACAGCGTCTGACTGAAGGTTCAATCATCGTTTACTCCCTCCCATTTCGTGATGGCGTATCAGCTGTCAACAGAGTGGTTTTGCGGGCGATGTTGTCATATTTCAGCCTGCAAAAGAAAATTGCGGTAGCGAACCAATCTGCTCTGTTGTCGGAGATCGACGAGATGCTGGCTACGGTCAGTGAGAAAATCGACGATCAAGTTTGCCTGGAAGCGAACGCCGCACTTACTACCAAGTATCGAAACGAACTGGAGCAGGCAGCGATGGAGCTGGATATCCCGGCGTTCACGCTGTTTGCCCAGAGTTTCTTTGCCTTGGAAAGTCAAATCGGTATCCAAGTCAGCCAGCCGATTGCTTATGCTAAGAGTTCCCTTGGCGATGCGCAGAGCGCAATGGCGATTGTAGCAAAAAGTCTTGCGGAACAAAAGCAAGTCTTTGATATTATTCAAAATCAGACCGTTTTTGGTGCAGATGATCTTGCATTTCGGAAACATGATTTTGAGTCAGGCAGTAGTGCGATCGGTATTGACCAGACAAGCCCGGAGCTGCTTTATCGCTATACAACAGGAATGGAGGCCGCATTTGCGATTGCGGCAAGCATTGGAGAAACAGAGTTCCACTATTCTCTGGGGGATGGTAGCAATGCAATCGGTATTGAGACTTCCGAACCAGAAACCATTGCAGAAAAGAAACTGCAAATCGGTAATGCTATCGAAACGTTCTACGAACTGGTTGTTGAGACGATCAGCTTGTTTGCTGTGTCAAATGACGCAGAGATCCTAATGACACTAAATGCGGGCATGAAACGATACCGCCTGTTGTCAGATCTGGACGATAAGACCTTGGAAGAGATCGACGATATGACTCTGGAAGAGTTGGACTTTGTTGTACTTGCTTAGGAAAGGAGTATGAAAAATGTCACAGGCACATTTGGGCTGTTTCAGCGGGACTGTGACGCCGAATGTCAATATGCTGGATATCTTCAAACAGAATGAGCGTGCGGATAACCCCAATAGCATTTTGAACTTCGGTCAAATGTCGCTGCGGAAGCTCAGTATGATTTGTCCAGAAGGAACGAAAGTGAAAATCAACGGGAAGGAGATCCCACTGATCACTGGTATTTTTGAGCTGGGCATGGATCAGATTAACATTACGTCTCTGGAATTTTCTGAGGCGGTTAATGTCAATATTTACTATATGTTCTGAGAGGAGGCACAATTATGGCTGATTTGAGCTGGATTTCTGCCTTGACCAATCAGGGCGGAGGTGGCGGATCTGGCGGTGTTTCTAACTACGATCAGTTGACGAACCGGCCTGTTATCAACATTGCTGGTACAGGTATTGTAATCAGCTCTTTGGCGACTGGCGTTTATAACATCGAAGGTACATGGAAAATCACGGACGACGATGTGGAGCGTGAGACGCTGGCTGACGATTTGTTCTACGTGATGAACGATCGCACGGAAAGCAAGCTGACGTGGATCAGTGCAGGCCAGATCAAGACCTATGGCGTACCTACTGGCGGCAGCGCTGCCGATATCAAGGAGAACGCAATCGCAACTGCCGAAGAGGTAGTACGCGAAATGGTTGGCACATTCTAATTTATGCCACCTGTTGCAAAAAGCAACAAAGAAAACAATCGTGTGTAAACGGGTAAACACCCTTTACAAATACACCAATCCACAATACGTGAGAAGGAAGGATGAATTGCTATGACTGAGAACTACAAACTTGTGTACCATGGTAATAAGGTTAACCTGCCTGCCGTCCGCGACGCTGGTAGCTTCTACCTGACCGACGACACGCGCGAGCTGTATTTCGGTGACAAGAAGTACGGTGAGGGCGTCCGTCTCTATACCAGCGCTGAGGGTAAGCCTACCACTCCTGCCGAGGGCGTGATCTATGTCAATACCGATACCGGTGTTGGCGAGGTCTACAATAGCTCCGCTTGGGTCGTTTTGATCAAGGGTTATGCTACCGCTATCGGCAAGAACGCTGATGACAGCACTGTGCCTACCAGCAAGGCTGTGAAGGACTACACCGATGCGAAGGTCGCAGAGGTTGCCGGCATTGTTGATGGTCTGGGCGCTCTGGCAAAGAAGGACGAGGTGAGCGAGACCGAGCTGGAGGCTACCCTGAAGGCCAAGATCAACGGCAAGGCTGAACAGACCGATCTGGATACCGCCAATGGCAAGCTGACCACTCTGATTGGTGCTGATGCCGGTAAGTCTGCCCGTACCATTGCCAATGAGGAGCTGGCTGCCCAGCTGATCCCCGAGAGCGCCAAGGAGTCTCTGAATACTCTGGCCGAGATCGCCGCTTGGATTCAGTCTCACCCCGATGACGCCTCTGCGATGAATCAGGCTATCACCGCCCTGAAGAACCTGGTTGGCACTCTGCCCGAGGGGGCTGTCAGCGACACTGTGGTTGCCTACATCAAGGAGTATACTGACGGCGCTATCGCCGCTCTGAACATCGGTGACTATGCCAAGGCTGCTGACCTGACTGCTGCTATTGGCCGCATCGCTGCTCTGGAGAAGGATACCCACACCCACGCTAACAAGGCCCTGCTCGACACCTACGATCAGACCAACGAGGATCTGAAGGACGCTGTTGCCAAGAAGCACAGCCACGCCAACAAGACCGAACTGGATAAGATCGTTGAGGGCGACAAGGCTAAGTGGGATGCTGCGGCTGCAAAGGCTCACGAGCACGCCAACAAGACCGAGCTGGACAAGATCGCCGAGGGCGACAAGGCTAACCTGGACGCTGTTGTTGCAGCTCTGACTGTCGGTACGTTCTGATCAGGGAATCCGGTAAACTGACCGAGGAGGGAGCGGCTTAGATGCCGCCCCTCCTTTTTCAATTAAAGGAGGTGTACAAATTGTCCCTATTCAACGTAAATCAGACGGTTGCCAGTAAAGCGCGGAATACATCTACGGTTCCGATCAAGGACAAGCAATTCCTTATCGTAACTGATTCAGGTGACATCTTTTACGATTCTGACGGAACACGTGTTCAGTTGACGGATATCATCGTCCTGGACACAGAGTCACAACGTCTTGCGCTGACCTCACCGTTCGAGAAGTTCTACTTCGTGAAGGGATCTGGCGCTCTTTGGAGATATAACAACAGCTCATGGGTCAAATATTCCGGTGGTGGAAGTACGTCGGTTGACAAGGTGCTGTCTGTTGTGTCTTGGTCAGACAATAAACAAAATATTGAGATTTCTGGACTGACGGCAGATCAAAACGGCATCGTGGGTTTGTCTCAGAGTGTGTCCATGGAGGAAAGAGAGGCGGCAGAAACCGCCAGCCTTTATGTTTGTGGGCAGCAGGACGGTTCCTTTACTGTCGCCATTGGTGGAGACAAACCTACGTGTGATATCCCGATCACGGTTATTCTGTTCGGTTAAGGAGGGATGAGCTGTGAGCCAAACAACGACGAACTATGGGCTTATCCTGGAAGACGATTCTTCGACAAAATTTAAGGACTGGCGTGAAGCAATCAACGGTGCATCTAACTCCAACTTCATTAAGGTTGACGAGATTTTGGCGGAGAAAGGCGACAAGAGCGTGAGTATTGAATGTACGCTGATCGCCAGCTCATGGGTAGGGGTAGATGCTCCGTTTACGCAAGAACTGGCCGTCACTGATCTTGGTGCTGCGCAAAACGGTAATATCTCGGTCGCTCATAGCGCAACTTTTGAGCAACGTGAGATGGCACGAGATGCCAAACTCTGCGTAACCGGGCAGTCTGATGGAAAGCTCATTATCTCAGCAGACGGTGAAATGCCCGATATTGATATCCCTGTGGTAATCACTCTCCTGGGATAAAAGAAAAGGAGGATTCAATATGCCTATTCTTGGCAATTTCCCCTCTGGTGGTGGAGGCGGAACAGGCGGTCTGACCCTGGCCGCTGTGACAGATATTCAGACCTTGGCCGCTGCCGGCAAGGTTTATGTGAAGTGGACTGACCCTGACGATCTGGTTGTGGCCGGCTCCACACTGGCAGCATGGGGCGGTACTCTGCTGGTGCGTAAGGCAGGTAGTGCCCCCGTAAGCCGTCGTGATGGTACGGTAGTCTTGGATAGCAAGACTCGCAATGCGTATCAAAATAAATATTTCTGCGATTCCGGCCTGACAGACGGCGTAACCTACTACTATAAGTTCTTCCCCTACACTACGCAAGGTTCCTATACGGACAGCGCAGACGACGAGTTCAACAAGACACCCACTCCCGTGGCAGTTGGCAATGTGTCCAGCATGAGTGCTGTTGCCGCTGGTAACGGCAAGCTGGCGCTGAAATGGACTGATCCTTCGGCTACCATGGTGAATGACGGCGTAACGCTGGCGACCTGGGCGAAGACTACTGTAGTAGTTAAGGCGGGCGGTTATGCTACTGATCCCGACGACGTGGATGCTGCATATCGGCTGGTGGTAACGACTCGCAATCAGTATGCCAGTAGCCCGCTGATTGTTACCGGTCTGCAAAACGGAGTGACCTATTATGTGTCGTTCTTCCCGACTTCTACAGACGGAGCAGTAAACACGAGCACTGCCAATCGTGTCACCGGCGTACCTAATCGACTTGCAATCTCTACGGTTCCCAGACAGAGTGGTAGCCTGACATATACGGGCAATACTCAAAGCCCGTCATGGAGCAACTATGATAGCTCCAAAATGACATTGGGTGGAGTTACAAGCGGCATCAATGCCGGAAGCTACAACGCCGCCTTCACTCCCAAAGACGATTATTGCTGGTCTGACGGCAGCACATCTGCTAAGACGGTAAGCTGGGCTATCAGTAAGGCAGCAGGCTCTTTGAGTCTGAGTGCGACGAGCGTAGTTCTGAATAGTTCGGCCAAAAGCAAGACAGTCACCGTTACCCGTGCCGGTGACGGTGCAATTTCCGCACAAACCAGCGACGCCAGTGTTGCTAAGGTTTCTGTCAGCGGGAATGTGGTGACTATCCAAAGTGTGAACGATAAGACTGGTACGGCGAAAATCACTATCAGTGTAGCCGCCGGTACAAACCATACTGCCCCTGGCAGTAAGACGGTCGCGGTGTCTGCGGAGTTCCTTCCTGCTGTCGGTACTGCATTGAACGACTGCTCTTGGGAAGATATCAGTAAGATCGCTGCAGCTGGTTTGGCGAGCACATACTGGTCAGTCGGCGCAACAAAGACCATTACCATCAACGGTACAGTTGGAACGCTTTCTCTTTCCAACCTGTCTGTTGATGTTTTTATTTTGGGCTTTGACCACAACAGCTCTGTCGAGGGCAGCAACAGGATTCACTTCCAGATTGGTAAGATCAGTAGTAGGTTGATTGGCCTGATTGACAGTGGCTACAATAGCTATTATACCAATGGTACAAAGTATTTCAATATGAACCATTGGGGCAACTATAACTATGGTGGCTGGGCTGGTTGTGACCTGCGTTACGATGTTTTGGGTAGTACCGATGTGCCTCCTTCTGGCTACGGTTCTACTGTAACTACATCCAGAGTTGGTTATAACGCAAGTGCCACTTGTGCTACAAACCCTGTTGCGAATACGCTGATGGCTGCGCTTCCTGCTGACCTGAGAGCGGTTATGAAGGGCGTTACCAAATACGCCGATGCCGTTGGCAACAGCTCCAATGTGGCTGCGAATGTCAAGGCATTCACCGACTATCTGTTCCTGCTGGCTGAGTTCGAGGTACAGGGCACTCGTTATTATGCTAACCAGTATGAGCAGAACTACCAGAAGCAGTACGCCTATTACTCTTCCGGTAACAGCAGGGTCATGTATAGACACAACGCTACCGGCTCTACGGCGTGGTGGTGGCTCCGCTCTGCTTAT